CAGGTTTTATCTGTGTCGATAATTTGACAAGAGAAGTTATTTGCAATAACGGTAAACCTATGGCATTTAAAACAAAAGAAGAAGCAGAGCTTTATATAAAAGAGAATAATATCTCGGCATCAATAAAATAATAGTTGATTTTTTTAAAAAAGTTGTTATAATATTAAAGATATTGAGAAAGGTGAATTATGAATTTTTCTTCTACTAAGATTATTGAACTTGGAAGCTGTTCATTTAGACAATGGAGAGCTAGTAGTCATTGTAAATTTGTACATGGATATAGATTAGTTGCGAAATTTTGGTTTGGATGTAATTCGTTAGATGATAAGAATTGGGTAGTCGACTTCGGTGGTTTAAAGGAATTAAAAGCTGTGCTAGAAAAGCAATTTGACCATACATTATGTATTTCAGGTGACGATCCATTATTACCTTTATTTGAACAGCTACATGCAAGAGGTGGTGCGGATTTACGCGTTATGCCGAAGGGTGTTGGTATTGAGAGAACGGCAGAATGGTGTTTTGAGGTTGCAGATTCACATATAAGAGGCATTACAAATAATAGATGTTGGGTAGACAAGGTTGAAGTATGGGAACATGATAAAAATTCTGCAATTGTTTGCTATGCTAGTGACAATGTAACTAAACAAAACAACAATACAATTGAAATAAATAATATTCCAGTTGAATTACCTCAAGCTAATCAATCAGTCGACTTTTTGGAGCAAGTAAAGGAAACATCAGGTGTTGATTTAACAAATGTTGTAAAGAATTTGCCTCCAGCAAACGGTAGCCCCGGGCAGCCGAGACCTGCAAATGTTGGTAGATCTAATATTTCTACAGGGTATGGAAATCTTTTCGGCGGAACTTCTTGGGGAATGTAATTATATTTTTATTTTTATTGTTGTTATAACTTTAACGATATATTTTAATAACTTACTTCTTGTAATATCTTCTTCAGTAAAATGGAATACATGTATTCCGTGATTTTGACTATCAGGTGTATCAAATCCATTCATTATATTCTTAAAACCGGATTTCTGAATATCCGATTGTAATGAATCACCTATAACAAATAACTTACAATTTTTACCAAATCTTGTCAAAATAGTAACTAGTTCGCTATGTTCTAAGTTTTGTGCCTCATCAACAATTACAACACTATTTGTAAAAGTTGCTCCTCTTAAGAAATTAACAGGAGTACACTTAAGGTATTCACTTTCAAATAACATATTTGTTATATGCTTTCCAACCAATTCATCACACTTTTCAATCATTGGTATACTCCATGGTTTAAATTTATCATCTACTTCACCTGGTAAACTACCTAATTTTCTAGTTGCTGATTCAACAATACTTCTTATGTAGACAATTTCATCTATCTTTTTTTCTTTTAACATTGACAAAGCAACATATGTTGCGCAATATGTTTTCGCAGAACCTGCTGGTCCATCGCAAAAAACAATATGAGTATCTTCTTGAAGAGCTTTTTCTACAAAAGCTTTATGTGTATCGTTAAAATGAAATTTTTGATCAATTTTAAAATTTAGAAAAATATCATTTCTAATGATACCATTTTCATCCTTAGCTTTGGCAGCTTTTTTAAGCTGTCTGTCTTTTTTTGACATCTATTAATATTTAATCTTTTTTGAATGCAATTTGTAATTAATACGGTAAATATATAAAAAATGAATGTAATAGTAACTGGTGGCTTAGGGTTTATAGGATCACACTTTATTGAGCTTTTACTTCAAGAAACAAATTATACTATACATTGTATAGATAGTGAAACATATGCTGCTGATTTAAATTTTAAAGCTTCACTTCTTAATAATGATAGAGTTTATTTTCATAATTGTTATATATCTTCCTCTAAAAATTTAAACTTTTTAAAATCATACCTTAAAAATATAGATTTTATTATACACTTTGCTGCAGAATCACATGTTGATAATAGTATAGAAGGGCCAACACCGTTTTTAAATACAAATGTCGTTGGTACTTTTAATTTACTTGAATATGCAAGAACAAATAACATTAAGAAATTTATTCATGTAAGTACAGATGAAGTATACGGTGCAATAGAAACAAACGAATTAAACGATGTTGGATTTAAAGAAACAGATATTTTAGATCCTAGCTCTGTATATTCATCTACAAAAGCTTCATCAGATCTTTTGGTTAATAGTTATTTTAAAACATATAAACTTAATACTTGTATAACTAGATGCTGTAATAATTACGGTGAAAGGCAGAATAAAGAAAAATTATTACCTAAAGTCATAACAAATGCGCTTACTGATAAAGTTATACCTATATACGGAAAGGGTGATAATGTAAGAGAATGGATATATGTAAAAGATCACTGTAAAGCTGTCTTCAAAGTTATGCATGAAGGCTTAGCAGGTAACATATATAACATTGGTACAGGAAACACAATTGATAATATTTCTCTAGTAAAAAAAGTCTTAAATTTTATAAAAAAAGATGAATCTTTAATAAATTTTGTTGAAGATAGAAAGGGACATGATTTTAAATATTTTATAGATAGCAATAAAATAAAGAAAGAATTAGGTTGGGAGCCTACTACAAATTTTGACATTGGTTTAGAAAAAACTATTGATTTCTATAAAAATAATTTATAATCAGATTATGGAAAAAGTTCCAGTAAACAATCAAACTATCTTTTTAAGTGATGATAAAATCTTCTATACAATAGAAGGAGAAGGCGAACATATTGGCAAGCCTTCTGTTTTTATGCGGTTATCTATGTGTAACTTAACGTGCAAAGGATTTGCATCCTCTGATTCGCCGAATGGGTGTGATAGCTTTGTTAGCTGGACAGTAAAAAATAGAATGACATACAGTGAAGTTTTTGACATGATTACACAAAACGGATATCAATGTCGATTGCGAGATGGTGCAATCTGGAAGATTACCGGTGGTGAACCTCTAATACAACAAAAGGCTTTACTTGAGCTTGTCGATCAGTATATTTTTAGATTCGGTTATGTACCGAGGATAGACTTTGAAACAAACGCAACAATTATTCCAGATCAGCAATGGATTGACTGGAAGGCGACATTTACAACATCGCCAAAATTGAGCAACAACGGTGATCCTGTAGAAAAAAGATATAAGCCAGAAGTTCTCAAGTGGCATGCGCAACGGCGATCTGGCTTTAAGTTTGTTGTTAGTAGTGAGAATGAAGTAAATGAGATCCTGGAAAAATATGTTTCTGATTGTGATGTCCCGAGAGATCGTATTTGGTTGATGCCTTGTTGCGGTAGTAGATTAGAGCATTCTGAAAAAGCACATATTGTAGCAGAGCTTTGTAAGAAACATAATTTTAATTTCAGTCCGCGGCTTCAGCTTGTTATTTGGGATAAAGCTTTAAAGGTATGAAATTTACAGAGTTTGTTAATGGTCCAAATAAACAAGAAAATAGCGAAGCTTCGGACAAGTTAACTGTTGATCAATGGATAAACGAGCTTACAGATGGTAGAGGCTTAGACGTTGAAAAGGTGTATATTATTGTTGGTAGCTTTATAAATAAACTTAAGAAATGAGAATTGCAATATCTGGAACAGCATGTCAAGGAAAATCTACACTAGTAGACGATTTTCTTAAAAACTGGCCGATGTATAAACGTTCTAATGAATCTTATCGTTCGGTAATTAAAGAAGAAAAACTTAATATTAATAAATCTGTAGATCAACACGGTCAGTGGAAGATCTTGAATTGCTTAATTAACGATTTGCAGAATACAGATAAAAGTGATAATATTATTTTTGATAGATGCCCGCTTGATAATTTAATTTATTCTCTTTGGGCAGAAGACAAAAAAGCATCTGATATTGATAGCGACTTCTTAAAGAAATGTGTACCCCTCGTACAAGAGAGTATGAAAAGTATTGACATTATATTCTTTTTACCTATTACAAAGGTAGCACCTGTTAAATTAGTAGAAAGAGCTGATCGTGAAATCGATCAAACTTTTATTAAGGAAATTGATAATATCTTTAAAGCTATAAGCCATACAATGGCTGCAACAGGTGTTTGTCCGTTTATGGCAAAAGATGACAGACCGCCAATTATTGAAATATTTGGATCACCAGAAGAGCGTATAGAAATGATAAAACTTTATATAAATCAAAAAGGTAATGTAGTTGATGATGAGGAAAGTGTTCTCAATACAAGCAATATTGAGACAATGGAGAGGTTACTTAAGACACAAAAAGATATTATGTATGATGAAAAATATGAGCAAAATATAAAGAATAGAATCATAACTGGCATTAAATAATAATATGAATAGTTTTAATGAAGAATATGATCAGCTTTTAGAAAGCTTTAAGTCTATAAGAACAGTTAAGAGGGATTTTTATCCAAGAAATTTTAAGCTTTCAGAAAATTTCGTAAAGTCCTTTAAAACAGAATACAAAAGATTAATTGATGAAGGCCACGAACCTCGTAAAACATTAATCAGGCTAAGCAAGGCATTAATGTTTCACGCTTTAGGTTAAATTCACCGGAACGTACGGATATACTAAGCTAAAGTAAAAATTAATATCCGAGCTAGATGGATTCAAATAACCTATATCTACATTTAACTTTAAATCTGGCCCGTTACGAACCAAATTAGTAACAAACGGGTATGAAGATAATCTATAATTACCAGAGCTACCGAAATTGGTGTGTAGATTGAAATGCCATGCTTTAATAGGATTATCTGAACCCACTGTAGGAGTGAGTACCACGCCCGGATTAGTTACAAAGAAGTTTGATATAATAAAATCCGTAGGTGCTCTTCTAAAGCCTGGTGGAATAGCAATAGGGCTCGTTCCATTATCTGCGTATGCAACATATTTGTATACTTTAGTCTGATCTGCAGTAACTGCAGGAATGACGGTATTAACTATTGTGTTATATTCAGTTGAACCAATTTTATAATCTGCACTAGTTATTAAACCGTTTGAAATAGTAAAGACATTATAAAATCCAAAACTATTATTAACACCAGGTATATTGTTTGAATAATATGAAGCAGCACTAAGAGCGTTTTTAAAAAGACCTGTATTTAAAACACCTTTATTTCCTGACAAATCACCAATAACTGTTGCATTACCAGCTGCATCTGTCTTTACAACATTAAAATCGCTAAAATCTATAGTCTGTGTACCGTTATCTGTTTGTAAAATGAGTAGATCGCCATCCACAGCAATTTGTGATTTAGGAAGATTGCTAATATTTACGGAATTCGAATTTGTTGAGTCAATTGCCATCCAATATATTTATATTAAAATATAATAATCAATGTATAATAACGAAAAAATAGGTGTAGGTATTGTCACGTGTAATAGACCAGAATTCTTTATAAAATGTTTTAAATCATTAAAAGATGCAGAACTTGATGAGTTTATTGTGGTTAACGACGGTAGAGATTTTGATGACTGGCAAAAACTTAACAAAATTAAAAAGGTACATTACCTTCATAATGCAAAAAATATTGGTGTTGGTGCGTCTAAAAATAAAATTCTCACATATTTAACGGAAAAAAAATGTGATTATATTTTTCTAATAGAAGATGATATTGAGATAAAAAATCCTGATGTTTTTAAAGTTTATATTGATACATATAAAAATACAGGCATAGAGCATTTAAATTACGGGCCCGGTACACCATTTAACCGTAAGCAAAATACAAATTTCGATATTCATAATAGGCACTTACTTGAAAATAATAGTTCTCCAAATCCAAGACTTACTGTACAATATAAAAATGTGTCAGTAAGCTTTTATGAGCATATTGCTGGTCTTTTTTCTTTTTTTACAAAAAATGCACTTGATACTGTTGGGCTATTTGATGAACAATTTTTTAACGCATGGGATCATGTAGATCATACATATAGAATTATTCAAAAAGAACTACACCCACC